GTTGGCCCACGTTTTGAGGGTTTTCGCTTTGTCGAGGACTTCGGTGAACTCGTCATCGCTGAGGAGGGCTGGCTTTTTGAATTCGAGTTTGGCAAGCTCGGTGTTAAAATCGCTGCGGGCGCGGCACGTCGCTTTGGCTCTGCAGAATTGGCACCATTCTCCGGGGAGGAATTCACCAGCGCCGCTCCACGCTTTCTTGGCTTTTGGCTTAACGTAGTAGACGGCCCAGTCGAGGAGTTTGTCAAGAGTCGTGCTGTCGGTGCTGATGTTTTCAAGTCGGGGCTGGTGTATGGAGTAGACGACCTCTTTGATTTCCGGGTAATCGTCCTTGAACTTGTTCCATGCGCCAAGGGCGTACAGTCTGAGTTGTGGATTGTCTTGAGCGGAGACCGGGATTCCCTTTCCAAACTTAAGGTCAATAACACGGACGGCTGACCGGGAAAGTATGATGACATCCGCAGTACCAAAACCGTCAGCAACCCAGTCGCTGAAATCCACGCGTTGTTCAAATAATGGTACATCCCCCTCACCAATTTGACTGCGAACGTATAAGACATAATCGTCCACCGCAGCCTCGAAGTCTTCGTTGTAGTACGGCGTCGCTTTGATGATTTCGAATTCTCTTGCATATTCCTCGTATCCAATTTGTCCAAAATGGTGGCGCAGTTTAATCTCGGCAAGAGAGTGCGCCATAGTGCCCTCCTGCGAAAAGTCGAACGACCCAGAACTTCGTCGTTGTTCTGGCAGTGTGGCTTCCAGTCTAGCACTTGGAGTGCATGAAAGCCACCTCTTGGATCCTGACGCGCTTAGGAGTGCATGAGCAGCCATTTTTACCTTTTTAGAGAGTGTTGGGTAATTATATTAATGCAAAAAATAAGGGCCCCTGAGGGCCCTTTATTTATATTTATTTTACCGCGGTAGGGGCGGATTAACCTGCTTTTTTGAGTTGGGTAATCAGGTCGCCCACGGCGCCAGCAAAATCAATTGTCACCTCGGCCTTAACATCCAGCTTACTATCCCGGGTTTCGCGGTAGTCATCGGGATATTGTCCGCGCAGGGCGATTTCTGCCAAGCGGCTGTTAAATGCCTTATTCTCGATGTTGGCAAGGATTTCTTTTTCCCAGTATGCTTGACCATGAACCGTTGCCATGTCCATGGCTTCGGCAAAGTTGGGGTCTTCCTTTTTCAAACGCGCAGCGGTGGCCTTGCTGATACCCAGCGCGGCGTACATCGTCTTCTGGGAAGCACCCTGCTTACCCAGCTCGATAACCTGAGCAGCATGCTCCGGCGTAAATTTAAAATTCTGTTTGACTGCCATTATTTTTTCTTCTTTTCGGTCTTAGCAGACTCTTTAAACGCCTTGGCGGTCGGCGCACCCTTGGCACCCGGAGCCCGCATCTTCTCACCAGAGCCCGCCTTAATGCGCTCTTGTTTTGCGTGAATGTTTGCGTACAGTCCGGGTTTAGTTGCCATGATATAGTTCTCCTAACTATATTAATGCAAATTATTTTTCAGGGACGCCCTTTGGTGGCGCGGCCTTCATGGCCTCTACCTGCTGGATGGTTCGGTGCAGGTCACCCATAACTTCCTTGTTGATAAACGCCTTAACAAATGCGCTGGCAACTTCGGCTGTTTTGGTGTCAAGCATTCCATCCTTAGGCAAGCCCTTGGGGACATACTGTTCTTTAGTCTTTTTGTTCATTTTCTTCCTCGTTCAATTTATCAATTTGCGGCGTAAGTTGTAACTGAATGTCGTTGATGTAATTTGCCCACGCCAAAACCGGCACAGCAAAGGGCTTATTCATCATATTAATCAGTTCGTTAATATCTTGCAACGTATATTTCAACGTCACAACAGTTTTTTCAATGTCAATCATTTAAGTCATCCTCTGTTTCAAGTACGGCTTTTTTGGGGCTAAATTGTTTGGTCTTAATCATTATTTCAAAACCATCCCACAGCCGCTGGCATTTCATGTTGAGAACTTCCTTAATGGCAGCCAGCCGGTTGTGTTCATCGTCCTCTGATAGGTACTCAGTACCATCAAACTTTTCTCGCAGGTATTCATCAATCAGCTCGGTGGTTCCCCACACATCCAGAATACCTTGTTCCAGATCAAAGCGGTCGTAGTTATTGAAGCTCTTCATCTAATTTGGCCTCCTCAACTTTACCCTTGAAGTCATACACATACCATTCGCCCAGAACTTCAAGAGCGTAAACCACGCGTTTCCATAGGGCAACATCATCTTCATGGGCCCACATTTTGGTATTTTCGACCCTTTCAATATCTTGGTTCAAATTAATATAGTTTTGAATCAAGATCTTACCGACTAATTCATCGGTAAAGTCTTCGTCTAATTTAATCAGCATTTTTTAACCTCCGTTGAATTTCACGTTCTACATACCACTTTGCCTTACGTAGATCCTCGATGGCATCATTTTTCAAATCAGCCCGCCAAATGTACTTAACCGCGTTTCCTAGGTTAAAGTTCATATGCTCCGTTACGGTAATACACTCCACGCCGCTAGGGTGTTTGGTGTAATGCCTTGGGTTATTAATGACATCAAATTGAGACATCATCAACACCATCCATTAATTGACTAACTACCCAGTCTGCCTCTTCGTGGTTTTCGCACAAAAAGATTTTATTAATCTTGCCAAACTGGTTTGTGTCCAAGTCGTCGGTTTCTTCCACGTCAATGTGCATGATACCGTCTTCCATATGTTCTACAACAAATACAGTCATACCCTTAGCTCCTTCTTAATAAACTCGATGCCCTTGGCAAAATGCCAACGCCAATACTTTTCTGTTACGCCAATATCTTTATAGGACTTACCTTCCAAAAACGCCTCTAAGACAACTTTCTGCTGCTCTGGCATGCGGTTCTCAATCAGCCTTTGAATATCCAAAAGGTCTTCCGCATCCCATGGCACCCACCCCTCCGCAATTATTTCAGGGTGCGACTCCGGCTCATCCTGCTCAATAGGGTCGATCTCCTCGTCGGACAGTTTGGTTCTTACCGCGTTGACTTTATAAATTGTTATTGGTTTCATGCTCTATATTAATGCAAATTTAGCGCCTCTAATAGCGCGTCCTGCCGAGATATTTTTCCTTCTAATACCTTGACAACCTGAGTATCCACACTATCCTCTACCGTAAGGTGATGAATTATAACGGGTTTTTCCTGACCCTGCCGATAAATCCGTGCGTTGGCCTGAATATAATTTTCCGAGCTCCATGGTAAATCAAACCAAACCGTCTGCGCTATGTCGCCGGCGTTGCACTGTAAGTTTAACCCAATACCACCCGACTGCGGGTGCGCCAATAACATTTTAATTTTACCGTCGCGCCAGTCTTGCATATTATCATCGCTAAGAACCTGCGCCTCTGGAAACGCTGCCTGAATGCGCTGTAACGCATGCTTAAAATGGTAAAACACCAGCGTTGGCGCCGACGATTCTTCCATTAACGATTCCAGAAACTCGATCTTGGCATTGGTTGTATTGACTGTATTACCGCCTTCATCATAAACAGCGCCAGAAGTAAACTGCAGCAGCTTATTTGCCAGCACGGCCGCGGTCGGCGCCGTGATCTCCTCGCCCTTCAGGTTTAGCACCAAATCTTTCTTTAAAGTCTCGTAATATTTTTTCTCTGAGGAGGGCAGGATAATCGGGTGGTACAGCATTGTGCATTCTGGCAGCTCCAGATAATCCTTTGCCTGCAAACTGAAACAAATGTCCGATATGGCGGTATGAATCTGTTCCACTGCCCCCGGTTTGGGCGCGTAGCTGTACACCACCTTGGTGTGCCGGTTGATTTTGTCCGGCGTCAGGTACTTGTCTCTGAACTTCGTCAAGGAAGTTTCTAACCGTTGTCCCATATCCAATATCCCCACTTGGGCCCACAAATCCGCTATGCTCTGGGGTGAGGGGGTTCCCGTCAAAATCAAGCGTTTCTTGAATCCCTTCAAGTGCTTCTTTAAGGCTTTGAATCGCTTTGTGGATGGATCTTTGAAACGAGAACTCTCGTCGATCACCAAATTGTCGAAGCTCTTCCCTTGTTCTAATAGCCAAACTAAGTTTTCGAGATTGGTAATATAAATCGATGACCGCGTCTTGAGTGCGGCTAATCGCTGCGATGGTGTCCCTAAAATTTTGCTCAAGGTCAGCTTCGATAGATGCTTCCAATTCTTTATTTCCTTGTCCCATACATTCTCCGCTACGCGCTTAGGCGCAATAATAAGTGTTGTACCTTCAAACTGTTCCGCAATAATTGTCAGGGCCATGATTGTTTTACCTGTCCCGGGCTCTGCAAATAGCCCCACAGCATTAAGTTTGGAGGCCTGATTTATCATCCTTAGTTGATAATCATGTAATTGATTTCTGTTTAGCACGTGTTTGCCCCCAAATCCAGTCTGCAATTGCATAATGCTCCACCATTGTCCCGTTGTCCTTGATGCGGTTGGCTCGTTGCGAAATAAACGCAACGTTGCCCTCCACATAACCTAACTCCGGAATAATCCTGTCAAGCTGCGGGCCGTTATCTAACGCGTATCCGGGCCCCATTTTAGACTGGCCCCAAACAAACGGGGTTCTAAAGATGGGGCATTCGTCACCTGCAATTGATTGTAAGTACGTTGTCGTTATGTCAAAAGGCAGCCCTAATTTTTTAGCGCGTTCTCTTGCATGTCCGCATGCATTTGCTATTTGCAATTTTTTAGGGTCGCGTGCCATATGAATGCTTCAACGTCTGCTTTACTTCGAACTATATCGACGATAAACCCAGCTTTTTCCAGCTCCTTGAAGACCACCTTTTGTCGTGCTGACAATATCCCCTTGGCTGTTTTCAACTCCACGAACTGGACTTTTTGGTTCAGGATTACTATTCGATCCGGCACCCCCGTCACCGTGCTTATCCACTTGTAACTCAGGCCCCCCGCTTCCTTTACCTTTTGACTTAGGTACTGCTCGATTTCTTTTTCCAGCATTTTTATCCTTTTCATTAATAATGGCCTGCGTCAACTGCGCCACAATATGCTCAGTCAAATAGGCGCGGGACTCTTCGCCAATCTCGTCAACCTCTTCTCCGATATGCTCAAAGATCCGGCACACGCAGTGCGTCGCCTCATGTGCAATGATGCCCGCCAAGTAGGCCGGACCGCGGTCGCATTCATCCAGATCAAACGCCAGCACAATGATACCCTCGCGGCCGTCTGCAATGTAGTGTGTCTCACCAATGCCCATGTCCAGCGCGGTGGCCTTGATGTTCATGTCGTGGTCGGCCAAGATTTCTTGGAAGGCCTTGTTACTAAAACACAGCTTAATTGCCACCTTGAAGTGGCCGGCGTCCACCGCGTAATAGTCAAACTTTTTTGCCATCTTTTGCTGCTTTCTTTAATTTTTTAACTTCGGTGTCAAGGCGTTTCATTTCTTTTTCTTGGTCAAAGATAATGTCGGCCATTTCTTTAATCACTTCTTGGGCCTGCTCAAATCCAATAATAAACATCTGTTCGTCAGAACGAACCTGCATGTCGATTTTGTGCTGGCCTTTCCACGTTTGGTACGCAATGCGGGCTTGTTCTGACATTAAAAGATCTCCTGTTCAAAGTTACTTATCGACTCAATATATTTCTGCGCCTTGGGGTTTAGTTTAACACCACAATAAACGTGAATCCGATCCCCATTTTCTCGCACCATGTCAACCGTCACCCGGTGCTCCTGTGTGGCCGCCAAGAACCGACGCTTGAAAGCAAGATCCGTGCCAACTGGAATATTCTTCTTAATGGCCCAATGCTTATAGCAGCGGAAAATGTCATCCTTCGGTGTGGTGGCCGTTGGGTCGAACTCCAGCGCGTCCTCCGAGAACGAGCCGATCACATTGCCAATTTCTTGCATCAACTCCAAGTAAATTTCACCGCTCTTGGGCTGTTTAAAGTACCCACCGCGGTCTAAACGACGACGCAGGCCCTCCAGCGCCCAATTAAAAATGCCGCTCAACTCGCTCTCCAGCTTGTAGGACAGCTCGGTGTCTTCCTTGCCATAAAAGCTGTTTGACATTTTAAGAACAACCATGCGGCCAGTCAGGGCGTTTGAGTTTTCGGTCAACTGCAGCGCCTCGTTGGAGTAGATCATGATGCGGGTTGGCAGGTAGCCGTTCCACGCCTCTTTGTTCTTACGGTTGACCGTTACGGTATCCCCACCCACAATGCGTAGCAACTGACCAACAACAGCAGAACGGTTGCGATCAGGAGCCCTAGCGTCAGTAAAAGAAGCAAGCAGCTTACCCAGCCAAGGTTGAAGACCGAACGAATCACCTAACTCTCCCAATTCCGGCGCCACGGTGTTGTGCTGACCTAGCAGCGACACCAGCACCTTGTTGATTGTGCCCTTACCAGACCGGCGCGGGCCGATGATGTTGAAAAACTTTTGCTGGCGTGTGTCTCCGCTCAGGATGTACCCAAAGATTTCCTGCAGCGTGTCTGCCGACTCGGGGTCATCCGGCCACACCTGCCGCAAGAAGTTTTCCCACACCTCCGACTTGGCCTCTGGGTCATACTCAAACGGCAGCGAATTTTGTGTGAAGAAACCCAGCGAATGGGGCAGCAAAATGCCGTCCTTCAGGTGATACAAACCATTCTTCAGGCTGACCAACTGCGACGCCTCTGGCTTGGTGGCCGCGTAACCTTCCAGCCAAATCGGCGGCTTGGTGTTGGTGGCGTTCTCCAAGTGCGCGATCCCCTTGATCGCATCCAAGGCGCCCGACACACTGGCCGGCGTTGGGTTGAACGGCACAATGGCGCCCTTCTTGCCCGACTTTTTGCAGGTATACAAAAACTTGTATAACTTAGACCGGATGGTCGCCTCTTCCACAATCTGGTAGTGCGTCCCCACGTAGATGTAAAACTCGTCCGCATAGTGGACAAGCCGGCATCCTTCCTCGCAGGCATAGATGTTGTCTAAAAACGTCTGCGCGTGTTGGATGGGGTTACCCCCATCCAAGATAATTTCACCCCTGTCCATGGCCTGTTTACGGGCCTCCTGATGGATTTTAAACAGCAGGCTGCGCAGCGTGGATCCTTGGCCGCGGAATGTGCGCCACTTACCCTCGCAACTCATCGGCCCATTTGCCACATAAGCGGCTACCTGACCGTCGCCATAACTCCACCGCTCCCAAAGGTCTAATGCCTCCAAGTCGCCGCTGAACTGGTGGTGCAGCGCAAAACCAACCTGCAGCCAGTCTGCGTACCCGCAGTTTGGGTCAAGCTGGGTCAGGATTTCAGTCTCCACGCGGTGCAGGTCGTAGCCTTCCATTGGCGGCACGTAGTCCGCAAACGCGTCCCCTGTGCGGTGAATTGTACGCTCTGGCACAAATCCAGAAATGTCCTGCTCGTCCGCTGGGATCGATCCAACAGTATGGTGGCCCGTCACCGTAAAGAAGCGGCCGCGGTTATACACCTCCAGCCCCAGCGTGTGGTCAACGTGCGCCGACTGTAAGTTGGCCCGGGTAAAAATCTTAATGCCAGTGCCCGAGGGGCTGACCTCTGCGTAACCTTCGATCTGGTTGGCAATCGCCTCCAGTGCTGGGTTGGTGTATTGGCCTGTCTGGTCGTCGTAGCAGTCGTCCAGATCGACCCCGGCCAAATTGTCCGAGTCGTCAAACACAAACCCCACGCCGTCAAAACGGCTGCTTGGGTGTTCGTAGGCCTGCTGCACCGCCAGAAAATCTGTCCACGTACTTGGGTCATTCGATCTGGCCGACTGGCCGTTGGGCTGTGAGGGCAACTTGCTCCAGCGTTTGGTATCACCCTCACCCACCTCCACAAATTTCCACATTACCCAACGGGGAATGCGTTTTAACTCCATCGGTATGCTGTCAAAGCGTACCGGGAGTGCTTGGGGTTTCGTCATCTTTTTAGTCCTATGAATGCCCCTATATTAATGCACAGTTTAACGTCCAAAGGGGATGGTTGCCAATAAGGCAAGTGTTTCTTCGTCGTTTGTTAGCTCAAGGCTGAATTGGAATTGAACCGGTGGCTCAGGTGGTGGAGGATCAGCCGGCTTGGGCTGGTTCTCTTTGTTCTCTTCCCACATGTCTTTGATGTCGTCTTCGTTAATCATGGCAAATACCTCCAAATTGTAATGAATATACCTGTACCTAACAAAACCATGCCGGAAATAACCGACACGCCCACCAGTTTATCAGCGTAATTATTATCCAGCTCGGACAAAATACGGCCGACAAACAATAACAATAAACCCGATGCTACCATTTTACTTTTCCTTTACGTCTGTAACTTGTTGGTCAAATATTGCTGACTTAATCATGCGCAGCTCCTTGGCTGTCTGCAGTATGTCAGTTACCAGCTCCTCGCCAAGTATTTGGTTTAGCTGGGCACGTGTATTATAAATGTGCTGGATGATTCTTTCTTCACGCCTCATTACAAAATACTCCCCCGAGTTATTGGTGCCCCCTCTTGCAATTTGTTTATCATGACAACCGCAACTAACCGTCCATGCTGCCTATCAAACGTCAAACGCAGGTTGTCCATTTGGTGCTGAACGGGCGTCAGGTCGATTTCCATGTCGTGCAAGTTGGCCCACGCGTACATTGTGAGGGTTTCATCTGCGTCGGGGGTGTCTGGCTTGATGCGGTACTCTTGGTACTCGTCCCATGCAGGTTGATTACCCCAGCAGTCCTCCCAGCCCCCAGCTTCGGTTTTAAACTGAATCAGTGCGCCGTTAGCCCATGCCTTGATCAGCTTTGAGTGTGGTCGTTTGTTTTTCATAATGTTTCCTCTTGGTCGGTTGGTTGTAGTAACAGAACGTTTTCCCATGCGGGCAGGTGTACCACGTCACCCTCGTCGGTGGTGCAGTATGAATACATCCCGTCAACATGGTGGAAGTTGTATTCCTCGCCGTCCTTGGTCATGATCCGGCAATTCCTCGGTGCTTGGTACAGTTTCATTTTACCAGTCCTTAAATAAACGTTCAAGCAGGACGTTGACCATTATAATAATTGCCAAAATGACAATCAATGTTAACCCGCCGTAAAGCAATGTGTGTATCAAAATGGTGCCTCCTCATGGTTGTCGGGGTTGAACTTGGGCAGCTTGCCATTGTCCTGTAGCACCTTGCTAGGGAAGGGCCAGATCGATGACTTGGTCTTGTTAAAAATGCGTTCGTAATTCTCCGCAAACTTTTGGTGGTCTGTTGGGCGTTGGGCGGATCCCTTGCCGGCTTCTTGCTGTTTTGTCATAAAGTTTCCTTTCTTAGTTAGGGCATTATAGCACGCTTTATTGCATTAATACAAATAGAAGGGGCGAAAAGGCCGGCCAGCCCTGTTGTAATATTGCTACAACTAGCCCTTCTACTTTCAATCTCTCCGCAATATGGTGTCCCATGAACTACTCCAAAATCTACGACAGCCTTGTCGCCAAGGCACAGTCCCGTCCAATCCCTGATTGCTATACTGAGCGACACCATGTAGTGCCACGTTGCCTTGGCGGCAGCGATGAGGCTACCAATTTGGTGGTTCTGACGGCACGTGAGCATTGCTTTGCTCACTTGTTGTTGGCTCGTATTCACGGCGGCAAGTTGTGGCATGCTGCCAATATGATGACAAGTAAGTTCAGCATAAAAAGCCGAGCCTATGCGATTGCTAGTCAAAAAAGCGCAAAGGCGCTTTCGGAGGCCAAAAAAGGATCTATTCAAAACCCCAAAACAAAACAAAAAATCGCCCAAGCTATGATGGGTATGTTTGTTGGTCTTAAAAGCACCAGTCTCAAGGGGGCCATTCAAGCCTTGAACCTCAAAACGGGCTTCACTACCATTTTGCATGGCGAATCTGAAATTATTTCGGCTGGGTTTGATCATACCGCGGTTTATCGCTGTGTAAACGGTACTCGAAAAACGCATAAAGGTCATATATTTACCCGTCAACCATTAATCCAAAGCGAAGCTGCTGAGTAAATCAGCACACAAGCCATAATTCGTAGAAGCCAGTCCACTAAGGTGGCTGGCTTTTTTTCTGGTGGAAACCACCATTGATAAGCCGTCACAGGAAATGCTTCGTGCAATGTCCTTGGATGTTTGCGAGTCGTATAATTAAATTTTTGCATAAAAGCTAATTCCTTTATAACTTTTTGACATATTAGGGTAAACCCTACCCTGACTTTCCTGCGCGTATCCTGCCAATTTTGTGTTTTGTAAGTTGTTGATTTTAAACAGCTTTTTTCCAAGTGTCACGAGTAGTACCAGAAGTCACCCTTGTTTACTATTATTTTATTTTTATTTTTATTTTTAAAAAATAAAAATAAAAAGATAAAAGAAGGGTGACTTCTATGGCTACCCGTGACAGTAACCAATTTGGCAATCATTTACTTGGATGGGGGTAATTGATCAAATTGATGGGTTGGGGCACACTTAAACTGTAGCCATAACGCTCGATCACCTCTCTGGCCCATTGTCTAAACTTGGCCCTGTTTTCGGCTGTCTGGGCATCGTAGTCGTCCCACACAATGTCAAACACATGGTTGTCTAGGGTGTCGTACACCTCGATGCACTTCAGGTTACCATCCTTGTCGATGATGTCATGCATGTCCACCAGTCCGGTGCCCTTCTTTACTACGTCGTTCATTCTTTACCCCTTGCTCGGATTAACTCCGCCAATTCTTTATACCCTGTTAAATTTAACTTTTCAATAAAAGTAGCGCATACCTCAAGCTCATGTCGTGCTACCAGTTTGGCAAAGGCTTTAAGAAAATCACGCACTTCGCCGACAGTAATTTGGTCGCTGTAAATATCAATCCATGTTTTGCTGCCAACATGAGTTTGTTTAGCCATTTCAATGATTTGTTTGTCATTCATTCCTCTACTCCTTCGTCTTGTGTGTCGTTAAGTATTGCGTCCAGTGAGACCGGCTCTCTGGACACGTAGCTTTTCAATTGGCCGATCTTGCGGGTGGTGACCCCCATCTCCGCGGCCAGCTCCTTAGGCGTTGCCTCCCGTCCAAGGGCCTGCCTTAGCTTCCTGTCCAAGTAATGCATCTTCTTGATCGACTCCACCACATTGACAGGCAGTCGAATCAGCCTTTCGCTGTTGTCCAACTGGCGGGTCACATAGCGCAGGATGTAATTGCCCGCATATGAGGCAAACCTTGCGTTCTTAGTTGGCGTCCACTTCTTGGCGGCCAAGATCAAAGCCTCATTGCCTAGTTGAATTAAGTCCTCGGCCGGCACCGAGCTAAACTGCCATGCTGTTGTCTTCTTTAGTAAGTAGACAACAAGCCTCAGGTTGTGGTTTATAAGCGTTTCTAGGGCCTTTTCGTCACCGGTTGATATGCGGGTAGCCAGATCGTATTCTTCGGCCTTGGTGAGGCCTCTAATGTCCTTGTCCAACATGCCCTGTAAGTAAACTGTAAGCAGGTCATTTGATTGGGTCATAATTCTTCATTTCCCGTCAATATGTCAAGAACCCGATACATAATTTCTGTGCGCATGTCGGTGTCTGTTTTTCTCTCCACATATTCGAGTATTTCGAAAATGTTTTCGTCAGTCACGTCCAATGGTTTTGAACCACAATCTTCTAGGAATTTTAATTCTTGGCGGATGTCCTTAACAGTCACACAAACAAAGTCCACACAGCCTAGTTTCTTGTCCACTTCAAAGCGTAGTTTCCACAAGTCCAATGTGGTCATGTTGTTCAAGTCGATCATAATCAATACCCCTTAACAATTAAGTCCAGCATTTCTGCCACCTGTTCTGATATATCAGTAAAACTTTCCAGCACATCCTCGCGCATGGCGCCGCGGTCTGTTGGTTTTGCGTAGTCACCTTGGATCAGGATACGATCACCTGCCCAACTACCGATCAGGGGATGGGTCGGGAAGTCCCCACCACCCCGTCCATTGCTATTTGCCAACAAGGCAAACAATGCTGTGCTGGTGCTGCGAATATGGCCGACCTGCTCATACAGTTTCAAACCATTATCGATTGAATGTGGGTGAATGCGTTCTATTTTGTCCAAATTATAGATTTGGTGGTACTGTCCCATGTTTACCCCTTAACGTGAATGATTTTAACGTGATCCTGCAGAAATTTTACCGCGTCGCCAAATAGCGTGTCAATATATTCCCTTGCCACCAGCCCACCGAGGATCTGGTTATAACAGTCCCTCTTTGCCATGTAGTAATCATAATCACGGTCACTGGGTTTAAAATTGCTCCATTGGTTTTGTTTAGCATATCGGTCAATGTCTGCATGCAAACTGTGGTCTGAGTAATATGCTTTGAACCCATTAATATCATAATGGGCGATAAACCCGCTGCAAAGATACAAAAAGTTATACCCGCGTTTGTTCAGTTTGTTAATGTCCTTGCAGGCAGCAAGAATGTTCTTGCTGGTCAAACGTTTTTCAGTGTCGGTCATTGGTTTCATTTTGTCAGTCCTTTCAATTCGACTTTAATTTGCTTTGCCTTATCCCCGCGCCATGTGCTGGCGTTTGCCAGAAAATACATGACGACCGATTTTGCTGAATCTTCGTAGAATCGGTCATGGATCCCGTCCAATTGGGCCATGGCGTCCAAATAGGGCACCGCCCCGAAGTATGGTTTTTTCCAGTCCATACGGATCTCTTTGGCAATTTGGTGTAGTGGTCGTGCGGTCATTTTAAATTTCCTCAATGCTGATGGTTTTGCCTTGGGTTTTGACCGACAAAATGTTTTGTCGGTTGATGCAGCGATAACCTGCATTTTGCATGTCATACACCAACAAGTGCTTGGCATGGTCTACGGTGGACTTGCCACCCTTCAAGTGCTTGGTGACACCAGTCCGGCAGGTCATGGTGCGCACAGTCCCATCGGCCTTGGTAAACGTCACAGTGATAATTTTGCCGTTGGATTCGGCCACATGGTTTTCGAGAATGTTTGTCATATTTGCCTTTCAGTGATTGATGTGTGAATTTTAACTTAGATATGCACAAAGTCCAGAGGGGGCGCCCTACTTTACAATTCTTTACAATACGTTGTTTTTATGCAACATCTGGCAGTTTGGTGTATTTGTGCCCGTAGTCCGTTGACATGATCATGGCCGACAAGTTGACCGAGTAAACGTCCGAACGGGCCACCAATTGGTCATATGCTGTCTCGGCCAATTCGAGACTATCAAACGGCCACCAGTCCACACCCCCATCAGTGTAGGAAAAGGCCAGAATGTAGACGGTTTTTTCTTTGCCCATAAATCAGGCCTCAAAAACGGCCAAGCGGCCGGGGTTGCACCACTCAGCAAAGAGTCCTAAGGGCCTCAAAATTTCATCAATTTTGGGGTTTGTTGTCTCAAAACCCCATCTCCGGCCACTCGCCCAATAATCGGCCCACAAATAGGCGTCCGGCGCCTCAGAGTCGATACTAAAGCGTTTATCGTTGTCGTCAACGTGTATATATACCGGACAACCTAGTTTTTTAAGGCGATTATACGCCGTTCTCATGTTGCGTTTCATGTCATCAGTCCATTGGGGGTTAAAACAATCGGTCAAAGAAAATTAAAGTGGCGACAATGAGTCCAGCCGCCATTGTATCTATTAAAACAATTAGAATTAGATCTGGTTTCATGTCATCAGTCCATTGGGGGTTATGCTAGTAAAAGTCCCTTAAGATACGCGATAGAACGTCCGGTTATGCGCGACAATTCTTTCAACGTCAAATTGGGGTTATTATCATAAAATTCCATTATTTCTGAGGGTGTCATATTAAATCCTTAAAATTAAGATCATCAGTCCATTGGGGGCATCAGTCCATTGGGGGCATCAGTCCATTGGGGGCATCAGTCCATTGGGGCATCAGTCCATTGGGGGTTAAGTGCCCGCGGTGCCCCATGTGGGCATCTTGAAAAAGTATTGGGCCGCGTTGCGCGACAATTGACATAATGCCGAATCGTCGTTTACGGCCGATAAAATCTCATTGTAGGCATCTTGGCATTGTTTCACCCAATCGGTGTATGGGTACTGAGTTTTTGTTTGATAATAGGCAATGTCAATCGATAATTTTGCTAAAACGCTTGGTACGCGATCGCGCCTATCGGCCGCGAATTGTTTCGAATCCATGGTTTCCCCCGGTATCGTGTAAAATGACACGCCATGGCCCACATAATGGGCCATAACTTGGCATCTTACGCGGCCGCGGTCAAGCGAATAACTTTCGCCATCTTCACGCCGTGGGCCTTATATGCGACAATTTGCACATCCTTGGAATAACATGCTCGGCATCCGTTGCATTTTCCCTCATGTTGATATGCTTGGCACAATGTCGCGCCCGCGGGCAATTGGCTATCATCAGAAATAATTGTGCTAGAATTCGCGCCGGGTACTGTTTCACCGTTGATAGCGTCACTTGAACGGCGAATCACCACATTCGACAATGCTTCCATGCGGGCCAAAATATCGGCGAATTTTGCAAATTTGTGCATGCGTGTAGGCATCCAATGCTTGACATGCGGTGTCGCGGCCATAACTTGGAAAATTTTCTCGGCCAATTCAAGAGAGTAACAATCGCCACTATCAAACCAACGGAAAAAACGCGAATTGTCCAATGCTTCGATCATCTCGAATGCCCATGCTTCGCGGGCCCAATCGTTGCGATTGAATTCGCGCGGTGCCTTAACATTGGCAAAGCGATAATTGCCCGTTGTTGCATAGCATCCCCGGCATGCGGGCACCAACTCGCCGTTGGCACCGATTGAACCCGGGCATGTGTCCAAGGCCTGCAGAGACCACGATAGAATGCCATCTAATTTACTTGTCTTGCTTAATTTGACCATGATAAAAAACCCTTTTTAGTGTGTTGCGGTGTATTAATTATATGGGCACAATGCACAATTTAAAGCGATTCGCCCTTACTTTACAATTCTTTACAATACGTTGTATAAAAACAACACATTGTAATTATGTGGGGTGCCGATAGCGTAGGACTATTGATATATCACGCCACATAGGCATCTCAACAATCGCATGCGCTTGCCTATGCAATCATTGATTAGTCAATCATTGATTAGTCAATCATTGCTTAGTCAATCATTACTTAGTCAATGATATGCATGCTTACCACATTGGCACGATACTTGCTTGGCATGCAAGATCCATGCCAACCTGCCAGCCTAGCAATATGCATGCCAACCCCATATTGGCACGATACTTGCTTGGCATGCAAGATCCATGCCATGGCCATGCTGGCACGATACTTGCTTGGCATGCAAGATCCATGCCACATTGCCTAGGCATGCTTATTGCTTGCCATGCAAGTATCGTGCCAATATGGGGTTGGCATGCATATTGCTAGGCTGGAATGTTGGCACGGAAATTGCTAGGCAGGGATCTCCTCGGGTCAGTGGGGGCCTTTTTAAAAACCGATGCCCCAGTTTGGGTCCCATCCAGACGCGGCCCGCCGGGGGCCCCACAGACCGCCAGTTTTTATAACTTGCACGTTTTTAGCAAAAACCCGACTTTCTGAAAATTTTTTTGCAAAATTGCATGAAACTTTAATGAGAATGGTTCTCATCTGAAAACGTACCCCGACTACCCTGCTACATTTTTGACAAAAACACAAAACATAACTTATTGATTTTAAACAACTTTTTTTCTAAAAGACAGGGTAGTCATAGAAGTCAGGGTCATTTAGACTATTTTTA